AATGTTGTGCATCGTGCGCAGAACATGCTTGCACGCGACGCCGACGAGCTTCGGATTTTTCAGCTTCGGAAAGCCGGTTTCAGACCGCCCGTAGTTGTATTCGCCGATGGTCGCCATGTAGCGATACCAGAAGGTATGCCGCCCGCAGTCGCAATCGAACTTCAGCCGCCCATTGGCGATTTGCTTGCCCGTCTTGCGCGCATCGAGCGATGACGCGCCGACCGCCTGTTCGAAGTCGATGAATTCGACGTGGACATGGTGACGCATCTTGTCCGAGTCCGGCCCGGCATTGGTGACGAAGTGAAGCACGTTCGCCTTCACGCCGACCGGGACCGACGTGCGGATTTCCTCGTTGGCGCGCTTCTTATCAATCCACAGCGCCAAGTCGATGACATGCTGCGCGGTGATGCCGCCGACGAACTGCGCGGGCTTGCCGCGCTTTTTCGTCTGATGCAGCTTTTTGAAGTTCGAGACGTTTTGCTGGAACGCGCGCAGGTCCGCCTGCGTGATCGCGCGCACGTCGCCACGCAGCGACGTCGTAAGCAGTCGCCCCGCGTCATACAGCCCCGATACTTCGTCGGGGTTGAGGATCGTGGTCGCGGCCTTGCGGCGGTCTAGGTCCGCCTGCGCGCGGTGTTCCGCTTCCTTGCGCGCGCCGCTCAAGCGCTGCGTCGTGCGCTTGACGATATCCTGCGCGAGCTTGACCCGCTCGTGTGACGTTGCCATTAGTCGAGTGACCCATACGCGGCTTTTTCCGCGTCAGTGAGATAGCCGGTTTGCTTCTTCAGGTCCGCCAGTTGCGCGGTCGTCGGCATGACGAGCAGTTGCGCCGGAAGCGCCTGTTCGAACGTGTCGAGTCCCGCCGCCGCGAACGGCACGATAGACAGCGTGCGGTCGCCATAGACCCGGAACGCGACGAGCGTTAAATCAAGTAGCTCGTCGGGCTTCGTGTAATAGCGAATCGCATCCGCCCATACGGGCGTCTGAACGGCGAACTTGCGGATAGCCCGCACGAATGCGGCGGTTGCGGTTTCGGCGGGCATCGCTTATTCCTTCGCGGCCTGTTCTGCGGCCTTCGCCGCTTCCTGTTCGGCCACAAGCGCGTCATTGCGCGCGATGGCAGCGGCGCGTTCTTCTTCCTGCGCGGCGAGCGCGGCGGCGCGCGCGGCTTCCTCGTCCTTCAGGCGTTGCTTGTCGGCTTCTTCGGCGTCCACGGCGGCGCGCACGGCGTCCGCGTCCGGCAGGTCAGGCCATTGAATCTCGCGCGTGAAGTCGGCGTTTTGCGTCAGGCGCACGAGCGCCATCTGATACTCGCTCCACGCGCGGTACATGGCGGCTTCGAGCGGCGTGAGCAGTCCGAGCGTGAGCGCGTCGCCCTTGCCGTAGTTCTCTTGCTGCGCGCGTTTCATGCGGATATCGACCTGTTCCATGAAACCGGCGCGGCGGCGCGCGAGCACCTTGGCATCGTCCAGTTGCCATGCGCCGTCTTTGAATACGTGGTCTTCCGTCGGGCGCGGGTCCGTCGTCAGTCCGACTTCTTCAGGCGTCACGCCGACCGCGAAAATTTCCGTCAGTTCGCCGTTGTCCGTGCGATAGAGCACGATGGAACGCCAGTCGGCACGCAGCGTCCACGCACCGATGGCGGGGTCGAAGAAGGGCCACTGACCGCGCGGGCGTTCGGGCGGCGTGACGTTCGTCGCGAAGGCGGGAATCAGCCAGTTGTTCGCGTCGAGCGGGTCGGGCGAGGCGAGTTGGCTCGTCGTGTATTCGCCAGTGCGAGCGTCGTAGTTATGAACGTACATGGTGGAAGTCCTTAGATGACGCGCAGGAACGCGCCGATGGAAACGTTGTGCGGGCGCGGCTCGTTGCCACCATCCGCGTAGATGGTCAAACCGTGCGCGTGCGTGCCCGCGCCGCCGATGCCGACGTTATGGCCGTGCGAGCCGTTGGCGTCGATGGCAAGCGAGTGCGCGTGATCGCCCACGGCATAGACGTTGCCCTGCGTGCGCGACGTGCCGTAGCCGGTCGCGACCGCCACACCGACACCGCCGTTATCGCTACCGGCCTGCGCGGAACCCGCGTTCGGTTGTCCGTGGTCGTGATAGCCCGCGCCGTAGGTCGAGCCTGAGTGCGCGTGATAGCCCTGCGCGTCGGTCCATGCGCCGTGTACGTGGTCGCCCACCGCCGCGACCGCGCCGCCGTGCGCGTGACTGGCGTTCTGTCCGCCTTGGAAGTGACCCGGATACGGACGGCCCGAATCGCGACCGCGCCCGAAGTCATGGCAGCGCAGGAATTCGCCGCGCAGTTCAGGGATACGGAAGGTCGTGCCATTGACGCCGCCCGTCCCGTAGGAGAAGCCGCCCCAATAGGCCGCTTTCCAGTCAGAGTCTTGGAACACCAAGCCGCCCGCCTGCACCGCCGCCCACAGCGCCGCGTAGGTCGTGCGCGAGAGTTCCACGCCGTTGCACAGCAGGTAGCCCGCGCGGGGCGTCAGGCGCGGCTCGAACACGATGATGCCGAGTTGCGCGGCGCGAATCGCCGCCGTCACAAAGGCCGTGTTTGCAAGGCGCAGGTCTTCCGCGCCTGCCGGGGCCGTCGGAGCCGTCGGCGAGCCGTTGAAGGCCGGGCTATTGAGCAGGGCAATGCCGCCCAAGTCGGTCGCATCGACGGTCGCTTTCAGGCCGGAACCATCCGACGCCCATCCGATATAGACCTTGTTGTTGCCTTGCCCGACGCCGCTACCCTGTTGAACGGGCGTGAAGCCAAGCCCGCCCTGTTTGGTTGCGAGAATGTCGGCGAGGCCCGCGACGTGGTTGACGTCAGTCTGACCGAACACGAGATTGGAGCCGCTGCCCGCGACGACGTTGAGCGTCTGCGAGATAGCGCCAAGCGCCGTCACAAGGCCGACAGACCATCCCGACGCCCACAGAACGGAGTCGCCGCCGTCGGCGTTCTGCGAAACGAAGACTTCCGTGACCGCGACGCGCGGGGTCGCCCAAGTGGTCGTCGTATCGCCAATCAGAATGCAGGGCTTCGTGCCGTCGTTGCCGAAGCGCACCGTCAGGTCGTTCGCAGCGGTCTGTCCGAGGATCGCCGCTTGGCAGCTATCCCACGCGAGCGTGGTCCCGACATGGCCCGCGATTTCGGCGGTGAATGCCTTGCGGTCCGTGCTTTCGAAGAATTCCACGCGCAGGCGGATATACGTGTCCTTCACCTGCGTGCCGGTCGGGAACACCACGCGCACCGCGCCCTTGTTTGCCGTGCCGGAACCCGCATAGATACCGCCGTCGGGGTTCGTCACGCGCAGCACGCCAAGCGCGTTCGCGGAACCCATCTGCACGGCGGTGCGCTTGGGCACGAATTCCGCGTCCATTTCCGCGACCGAATGACCCCATCGCTCCCATTTCGTCGGCGACGCAGACGGCGTGTTGCCGGTATTGTTCGCGACGATAGAGCGGTACGTCTTGTTGTCCGGCCCCGTCACCTTCGCGCCGATGCCGTAGGTCGTGCCTGCGGCGTATTCGCCAAGCCCGCGCGCCTTGAGCACATATTGCGTGTGCGGGTCCGCTTGCGCGGCGTGCTGAAGGATAAGCGTCGCCATGCCTTGCGGATCGACGCCGACGGTCACGCTCACATTCCCGTCAGGGAACGCGGAAATGTCCATCGTGTACGCGAACGGCACGTCGAAGTTCGCCGACTTCACGAACAGCGCGCCGCCCGTCGCGCGCGACCATACCGCGCACAGGGTAGGGGTTGCGCCCGGATTCGCCGACGGCACGCCGAACCAGCCGATTTCGCCGATGGACAGGCCATTGGGCGACTTGCCGTTCGGGTCCGTGTCCGTGATCGTGACGCCGGTCTGAACCGACGTCGGCGTAGGCTTCGAGCCGCCGCCGATAGGGTAGCGGGCGACTTCGTTTTTCAGCGCGATTTCATTGCCGGTCGGGTCGTACAGGCTCGTCCCGATGGCGATGTGCGTGAGCGTGATTGCGAAGCCCGTCCCGCCGCCGTTAGGCGCGAGCGCGAGCGCCGCTTTCGTGATTTTGGGGTTAAGAGCAATCGGCACGATGGTTCCAATGAAAGCACTGGAACCATTCTCAGCGGCGTTCCTGCGCGCGCCGCCTTGCGTTTTCCTATGTCACGTCACCCGTCAGATCGACAGGAACATCGCCGCCATTTCTTCGCCCATGTCCATCGCGTCATTGGCTTTGAGCGTGATCGTCGCGGCATTCACGAGCGCGAGAATCGCGACGTTGCCGTTGGTCGTATCGGGCGACAGTTCGTAGCGCGTGCCCGACTCGTTGAAGCCCGCCGTCTGGATGCGCGCTTGCGGGTCGTGCTTGGCGACAGCGGACATGATTTCGAGCAGGCCCGTATGCTTTGCGCTGTAGAACTGGCGTATCGCGTCTTGGAAGGCTTCTTCCACGAACAGGCGGTCGCGTTCCCCGCGCGGGTCGTTCGTGACCATGAGCGCGCCGGAAACCCGCTCACCTTGCGCGAGTTCATCCGAAATGATGATGAACCCGCTCGACGGGTCGAGCATCGCGCGCAGGTTCACGGCCTGCCCGAAGTAGCCGACGATTTCGGCCTGCATGGTGACGATTTCGCTCACGACCATTCCTGAATGATTTCGCCCGCGTCATCG